AAGAAAATCAAGAAGAATATGAAAATGTAGATGAAGTAGTAGAAGAAGATGAAGTAGAAGAAGATGTAGTAGAAGAAGAAGTAGAAGATGAAGTAGAAGAAGAAGTAGAAGATGTAGTAGAAGAAGAAGTAGAAGATGTAGTAAAAGAAGTAGAACCAAATACATTGCCTTCAAATTATTTTACTAAACAATATCAGAAACAAAGGAGAGAAAGACTTAATGAAGAAAACAGAATATCAAATATATTTTATTCGGATAGTGATGATGATGAAACTATTGAAATTTAATTTGATGTTTTAATTTTTTAAGTTTTGATAACCATTTAATATAAATATTAAATATCTATATTAAAATAAATTATTGTAAATTAAATTAAAATGAAATTCTTCCAAAATTTATAAATGTTTCGTTATTTTCATCATTAGTATTATCAATTTTGTTTTCTAATTCATCTAATTTTTTTTGTCTTTTTTCTATTAATTTTTCTATTTTTTCTTTTCTTTCATTTGAACATCTTTCAAGACGTTTTTCTAATTTAGATATATTTTTTTTTATTTTAGCAATTCTTTTGTTCTTTTTTTCATTTTTTGAATCTTGTTCTGGTTCTGATTCTTGTTCTGATTCTTTTACTTTATTTATTTTTTTTTTAAATCCCTTTGCGAAACCAAATTGTTCTTCATCTTCATCATCTTCATCATCTTCATCATCTTCATCATCTTCATCATCTTCATCATCTTCATCATCTTCATCATCTTCATCATCTTCATCATCTTCATCATCTTCATCATCAAAATCTAAATCTTCAAATGATTCTTTATTTGGAGGGTTTATGAAAAAAATAGAAATTAATATCAAAACTAAGGGGGTAAGTACAAAAATCCATGATACGAATTTAGCTCCACCTTTACATAAAGCATTTAATATGTATACCATAATACTAGAAACTACAATGTATGGGATTGCGTCAGTACAGGCTACTTTAAGTTTACTTCCAGAAGAATTGGTTAAACATGAAATAAGAACAGATACAACTCCAACAATTCCTAATACAGCTTCAATTTTTGCTGGAGTACATAAACCTTTAAAGATTTTAGTAGAATTAGAAATAACACTTTTAATTGTTTTTACAACCATTTATTATATATATAATATATAATATATAAAAATTTTTTATTTTTGTTTAAAAAATTTATCACTTAATGGAGTATTATTAATTTCAATACCACAGAATTTTTCTTTATGTTTTCTATAATTTTGTTTTTTATAAATTCCTAATTCTATGGATTGTTTTAATAAAAAGACGAAATTTTTATGAAATTCTTTATTATGTCCATAAGATACAGACATAACATGTGCTAGTTCGTGAATTCCAACAAACATTAATGTATTAATTTTATGAAATTGAATTTTCTGTGCCATTTTTTCATCTTTAGGTCTTATACAAAAATGTAATTCTTCACCCTTATTAACACTAAATGAAGTATATTTACTATGTGGTGATGATTCTTGAATATTATCAGGATTAAATTTTTTTTTTAATCTATTTACTTTTTTAAAATTTATCTTGTCATTTTTGAATTTATTTAGTAAAAATTTAACAAGTTTTTTGAATCTTTTTTTTATTTCTGCTATAAGATTAGCAGCCTTTTCTCTATCAGGTAAATTACGAACTAAATGAACTGAACCATCTACAGATGAATTTACATAAGATACATCATATTCAATAAAATTTATTCCTAGTAATATAGAAAGTGCTACAATTGATATTATAACTGCTGAATTCATGTTCTATAATAATATTATCATATAATATTATTGTAGCAATTAAAAAAATTATTTAATTACATCCCATCCGTTTTTATTTTGTGAAATAGATTCACATATTTTATATAATTTACTATGTTGTTTTGTCCTATATGTATTAAAATTGTTAGTTTCAAAAAAAGGTTCTCCTTTAATTCTAATATTTCCGAAATCGATTAAAAAAATTGTATTATTCAGGACGCATATATTTCCAGGATTTATATCACCATGTACAATGTCAGTAAGTTGTATATATTCAATAATTTTAATAACTTGATTTTTCCAAGATTTTGGAATATTATTATATGTTATATTGTTTCCACAATATGTCATATAAATAGTATGTTCTTTTTTATCTATTTTAATTATTTTTGGGAAATGATTATAATATTGAAATAAATTTAGAGCATTAACCTCTCTTTCAAATTTTTCTTTTTTCTTTCTATATATTTTTTTTTTTATTATCATTGTATTATTTTCATTAATTTTATAAACAAATGAACTTCCACTTTTAACAAGAAATTGTTCCATTTATATTATTAAATAATATAAATTTAAAATAAAGATTCGTATGCGGGAGTTAAATAATTATTATCATCAAAAGCATTAACTCCACCCCCAGTACCTAAAGTTTCGATTATTGCTCCAGATTGAATAGCATTATAATTTGGTGAAAAATCTTCTTGTCTTATAGTATCTTCTAAAAATTGTGATTCTGATTGCCCATTAATATTAATGCTTCTAGTTTCTAATTGAGGTCTATAATTTTGTGTAATTTTAGTTTGTATTCCTCCATTTTGACATTGTTGTTCTGATATTTGAGATTGATTACCATTTTGAGTTACCTGTAATGTTCTATTTAATTCGTTATAATGATGTTGTTTTGGATTTGGTAATGTTGTTTGTACTGTAGTTCCTTGATTTTGTGGGCTATTAGGATTTAATTGCATACTTCTGTTAAATTCATTATATTGTTGATTATTCTGTTGTCCCCCTTGTTGCCCCCCTTGTTGTTGGTTTTGTTGTGCTTGTTGTAATGCTTGAAATTGTGCCATCATAAGATTCATTTTTCTTTGATATTCTTCTTGTTGTTTCCTTTGATATATTGAATAAATTTTGTATAATAACATAGGAATAATTATGATAAGAGCAGCAAATGCTGTTTGTCCTTTGTCGTGTAAATTTTTGATAAACATCATATGACCTACGTGAAATCCTAATACAAGAAGAACTGTTTTAAAATCTGGTTTAACAACTGTTGATTCACAACTAAAATAGTAAAAAGTACAATATAATACGAATGAAATAATAACAAAGTATTCGAACTTAAAATCCAAAAAATTATTAAATTTTTGTATCGGAAAGTTAAACATTATATTCTATATACTTATTATACATATAAATATATATTATAATTATAAAATGAATTGTCAAAAAAATATTGATAATGATGAATATGATAAAGAGATGCATAAATTATATGATAATTTGAAAAAAAATTTAATTGAAAGTGGTGATATAGCAACAGAGACTTTATCAAATTTACATATACAAGGAGAAGATATAAAGAAAATCGATAATGGAGTTGATGTTACAGATGTAAATATAAAGAAGTCTGAGACAATTTTAAAAAATATAAGTTTTATGAAAAATATGTTTGGATTTTTAACAAGAAGTAAAAAGAAAAAGAAGAAAAGTAAAAATACGAACGAACAATTAATAAGTAATAATAATTTTGTAATTGAAAAAAAAAGTCTTATAGTAGAAGATAAATTTGGGATAAAAGATAATAAGAATCTTACACAAGAGACAAAAATTTTTAGAGAAAATATAGATGAATTAACACATTTAACTCGAAGATTAACAATAATGTCAGAAGAGATGAATACAGAATTGGACGTTCAGAATAAATTTTTAGGAAAAGTTACTGATAAAATGGATGATACTAATTACAAAGTGAAAAGATTAAATAAAACAATAAGAAGAATTTAATCAAAATTAATATAAAATTGATGTTTATATATTAAAATATAAAATATATAATTTTATATATAGACTATGAATATTTCTAAAGAAACCGAAATTTTATTAAAAGATAATCCAAACCGTTATGTTTTATTTCCAATAAAGTTCCCAAAAATATGGGAAATGTATAAACAACATCAGAAATGTTATTGGACTGCTGAAGAAATGAAGTTAGTAGACGATATGAATGATTGGAATTTAAAATTAAATGATAATGAAAGATTTTTTATTAAAAATATTTTAGCATTTTTTGCGGGAAGTGATGGAATAGTTTTAGAAAATTTAGGAAGTCGTTTTTTATCTGAAGTTCAGATTCCTGAAGCTCGTACTTTTTATGGTTTTCAAATGATGATAGAATCAATACATTCCGAAACATATAGTCTTTTAATTGATACATACATAAGTGAAAAAGATGAAAAAAGTAGGCTTTTTAATGCTATTGAAGAAATAGAATGTGTAAAACAAAAAGCTGAATGGGCAATAAAATGGATACAGGATGATGAAGCGTCATTTGCTACTCGTTTAATTGCGTTTGCTGTAGTTGAAGGTATATTTTTTAGTGGAAGTTTTTGTGCTATTTTTTGGTTAAAAGAGCGTGGATTAATGCCTGGATTAACATTTAGTAATGAATTAATTGCTCGTGATGAAGGTTTGCATACGGATTTTGCCTGTTTGTTATATAGTATGATAAAAAATAGAGTACCTCAAGATACTTTTTATACAATTATTGAAGAGGCTGTAGGAATAGAAAGTAGTTTTATTTGTGATTCTTTGCCTTGTAGATTGATTGGTATGAATTCAGATTTAATGAAACAATATATAAGATTTGTAGCTGATAGATTAATTCAACAATTGGGGTATAAAAAGCTTTATAACGTATCAAATCCATTTGATTTTATGGAAATGATTAGCATAGATTCAAAAGCTAATTTTTTCGAAAAAAGGAATGATTCTTATCGAAAAGCGGAGGTTGGTCAAACTAAACAGGACATGGAATTTGGATTAGATGATGATTTTTAATTTATTATTTATATAGTATAGGAAATGTATAGAAATTGCGTTTGGCAAGCAGATGGAACATTCAGTTGTCTAAATGTTAAGAAGAAATTAAGAAATAATAATATAGTTATTCCTAAAAGAAATTTAAAATCAATATATCCTTCAGTAAGAAGGATAATTGCAATTGGTGATATACATGGAGATTTACAAAAAGTAAAATATATTTTTATAAAAGCGAAATTAATAAAAAAAAATATTAAAGGAAATTGGATGTGGATAGGTAAAGATACTTATGTTGTTCAAGTTGGTGATCAAGTTGATTTTGGTGGTAGAGGAGTTACGACTAGTGATAATTCAAAAGAATTGGAAGTTTTATTATTTATGGATTTAATGGATAAAAAGGCTAGACAACATAAAGGGAGAGTAATTTCATTATTGGGTAATCATGAATTGATGAATGTTTTAGGTGATTTTCGATATGTTAGTCTCAAAGGAATAAATGATTTTGGTGGCGAACAAAGAAGAAAGAAACTTTTTTCCCCAAATGGTAGTTTGGCTAAATATTTAGCATATAATCGTTTAAGTATTGTTCAAATTGGAAAATGGGTTTTTGTTCATGGTGGATTACTCCCACAATGGATAGGGAGTCAAGATATTAAGAAACTTAATAATAAAGTGAAATCATTTTTATTGGGGAAATCTTCTTTACAGGATGATACAATTTTACAAAGAATAATCCAAGGTGATGATAGTTTTTTTTGGACAAGGGAATATGGATTTCCAACAGGAACTAATCATTGTAATAAATTGTCTAAAACTTTAAAAAAAATGAATGCGACGGGAATGGTAATAGGGCATTCAATTCAAAATTCAATATCTTCAGATTGTTCAAATAGATTATGGAAAGTCGATGTAGGAATGTCTCGTGCTTTTGGAAATGAAAGAAAGCCTCAATGTTTGGAAATTATTTCAAAAAAGAATGGAGCCCGCAAATCAATAAAAATTATTAAATAAATTTTGTAATATTTATATTTAAGTCTAAAAATTGATTTTTATTTAAATATAATATTTATAAAATGGAAGAGAAAATTAAAAGTTTAAGAATTGCTGCTGATATTCATAAAAAAGTTAGAAAAATGGTAAAAGATGATATTAAACCTGGTGCAAAAATTTTAGATATATGTGAAAAAATAGAGAATAATGTTCGTTTATTATCTAAATATGATATAGAAAAACCTTTATTACAAGGGATTGGATTTCCCTGTGGATTTTCAGTAAATAATTGTGCTGCTCATTGGACTCCAGTAACATCTAATGAAAAGCGTAAAATAAAAAAAGGTGATGTTTGTAAAATAGATTTTGGAGTTCATGTAAATGGTTATATTATTGATTCTGCCTGGACGGTCGCATTTGATGAAAAATATAATAATTTATTAAATGCAACAAAAGATGCTACAAATACAGGCTTAAAGTTAGCAGGTTGTGATGCTCGTATAAGTGAAATTAGTGCAAATATAGAAGAAGTTATAAATAGTTATGATATTGTATTAAATAATAAAAGATTAAAAATTAAACCAGTTAGAAGTTTATGTGGTCATCAAATAGAAAAATACAAAATTCATCATAAAAAAGCAATACCAATTATTAGAATGGATAATTATCATGAAAAGATGAAAGAAGGTGAATTCTATGCTATAGAAACATTTGCTTCAACTGGTACTGGTAACGTAATTGAAAGAGGCAATTGTAGTCATTATATGGTTGATTATCGAAATGAAAAAAAGAAAAATTTTCAAAATATGAATTCCGATGAAAAGTTATTGCTAACAACTTTGTATAAAAAACGGAGTACATTACCATTTTGCCCTCGTTGGTTAAAAAGTTATGGGATTAATAATTATTCAGATAATCTGAATAATTTAGTTAAACGAAATATAATTAATACTTATCCACCATTATATGATGTAAAAGGAAGTTATATATCTCAATTTGAACATACGATATTAATTTATAATGATAAAACGGAAGTATTAAGTAGAAGCGATGATTATTAATTAAGAATTTACAAATAGTAATAACAAAATTGAATTTTTATTTGTAAATTAATATAAAATTAAAAATGATATTTCCAGTTAGATGTTTTACATGCGGAAAATTAACTGCTCAAAAAATTTGTATTTATGAAGAAAAAGTTAAACAACGTATTGAATCGTCAAAAGGTACTGATTTAAAAACAGTTCAAGTTGGTGATATTTTGACTGAATTAGGATTTAAAAGATATTGTTGTAGGACGTTATTTTTAGGATATTTACCTTTGATTGATAAAATTGATAATCCTTATAAATATAAGATAAATGAATTTCGACAAGATAAATGAATTTATTAAATTGATGTAATTGTATTCTTTTTATTATATGTTAATATTCCAATAATTCCACCAAGTATTCCTCCATATAAGACTTGAAATAGTGTATGGCAATAAATATGTACTCTTGAATAACTTACAAAAGCACTGCTTATTAGTAATCCAGATATACATATTATTTTTGTAAATTTATTGTAATTGGTATCAAAGTATATTAATAGCGAATAATATATACCAGAGTACCAGGCACATTGACTATGACCGGAAGGCATTCCATATGATTTTAAATCAAAAAGTTTCAATTTATTAATAATAGAGCAATTACCTGCATTTTTTGGTCTAGGCATTTTCAAAAAATATTTTAATGATTTATTTAAAATTTCTGAAAAGATAAAACCTTTTAGAAAAACAGTATGATTTTTATTAGAATTATATAAATAAGTGATTATTGGAATAGAAAAATAAAAAATTGGGGATATTTTAGCAATAAATAATAAATTATCCAAAATCATATATGTTCTATACTATATTATATGTTTTTTTCTCTAATATAGGTATTTATACAATTGTTTCATTAAACATTTTACGAGAAAGATGTTTTGTTACAAGTTCAAATATTAACATATTTTGAATAGATGGTGAAGTTGCGTCTTCACTCCCTTTAAAATCGTAAATTTCACCATCTGGTGTATAAATTTCAATAGTAAATTTACCTAATGATGTCATTGTAGGAATAAATTTCTTAAAACAATAGCATTGTCCATTTACTCTACAATGAACTGTATTACCAATTATTCTATCTGGAATTAAAATAGCAATAGATGTTCCTAATAATGTACTTGTACCTTCTAAAGAATTATCTAATTCTGGTATTTTAAGAACTAAATATGGATGAGTTAATTCAAAACCTTTTGGTAATAAACATTCAGTTAATTGAATTGTATATAAATTTTGTGGAGTATAATTAATGTTTGCTCCTACATGATTATCAGAAGCATTAAAATGAATTCTATATTTTCCTGGATTTGGGAAAACTGTTGTATTTCTATGCCGTGAATCAGCAACAATACATTGACTTCTAGTTGTTTTTGTAGTATTTTGTTTAATTATATTTTCTTGATTAAAATTTTTAATTTTATTAGTATATTCATATGAATTTTTAGAAAACGACATTTTTAGTATAGATTGTAATGATATAAAAATTTTTAAATTTAGTCGAAAAATATTAAAATAAAATTGAATTTTATTTTTTATATTAAGATATTATTTTAAATTAAAAATGGATAACGATAATTATTATAATAACAATAACGAGAACAATGAAGATGGCGATATTGAAGATCAAAAAATTGAAGATATTCGTAATGAAATAGAAGTAGTTAAACAAACCATGATGAATAATATAGATAAAGTAGTTGAAAGAGGAGAAAATTTAGAATTATTGATAGATAAATCAGACACTTTAAATCAAAGTTCATTTCGATTTCATAGTCAAGCAAGAACACTTCGGAGAAGATTATGTAGGCAAAATTTTTTACGAGGTTGTCTATTTGTTCTTGTTATATTATTAATTGTATATATCATAATTGGTAGTTCTTGTGGTTTTGATTTTGCTTGTGTCAAAAAACATTAAAAATTTTATTTAATTAATATATGTATTTTTTTTCATTTTATTTTATTATTCATATATATATAAATAAAATGAATTTAGATTTTTTAAAAAATCCAATCATATTGGCATTTATCGGAGGTTTACTAGTATCTTTATATACATATGTTGATAGTCGTATGATATCAAAAAATGAAAAGACTAAAGGTGAATATTGTAGAGTTTTTATTGTTAGTTCTCTAATTTTTGCAATTTTATTACCATATTATCATATTCCTAAAAGAATTTTTAAAGAAAATATTATTCCGGGACCTGCTCCTTTTTAGATTCGTTAAAATATTAAGATAAAGTTATATATATTTAGTAAATGGATACTACAAATAAAAAATTATATTTTATAGAAAATGAACGAATAAAACAAAAGCCAATATCCTATATTAAAAACGATTTGGCTGAATCTTTAGATTGTCTTTTAACAAATAAAAGTTTTGGATCATATAGAGATGTAATTATTGCTATAACACTTCTTGCTAAATCAGATAAACAATTTTCAGATAATGAAAAAAAAATGATAAAAGATGTAACTGAATATATATTTATAATTAGGGGTAGAGGATTATTTCAAGTTGGAAATGTTCCGTATACTGGAAAGTGGGATTTGGCAATATATTATTGTATAATGACTGATTTAATTGATTCTTCTTTTTATAATAGAGATCATTTATTAAAATCTGTTCCTAATAATTTTAAAAAAACTTCACTTGATGTATCTACTCAAACTTCTAATAAAGATGAAATAACCGAAGAAATTGAAATTTAAATTAATATAGATTACAACTATACTGGTAATTAGTTTTAACAATTGAAATAATATTATATATAAATTTTTGGATTGTTATATAATATTATTTAATATAAAATCAAGTTTGTAAAAAATGAAATCTACAAACAGAAACATAACTTTCTGTTCCACCAATACAAATTCGTTTTTTTGAATCAGTTAATCTTTTTGTAAAATTTCCAGGTGTTCCATCTTGACAGTATATGCAACAACTATGTAATTTATGAATAGATTCCGCCATTGGAATTAAATTTGTTATATTAGTAAATGGTTTTCTTTGAAAATCACCATCTAATCCACACACAAATATAGTTTTTTTGTCAATATCAGCAGCTTTAACGCAGAAATCATATAAATCATCAAAAAATTGCCCTTCATTTATAAAAATAGCATCGCTATTTATATAATCTTCTGTTTCTAATAATGGTAATAGTTTTTTTACGCATGTAGCTTTTATTGAAGAATGATTATGTGTTGAAATAATACCATTACCATAACGAGTATCAGCGGCAAAATTAATAGCAAACAAATTTTTATTTAAAGCTTTATATTTGTGATAGAATGAAAGTAATGTGCTTGTTTTTGAAGCATACATACATCCAATAATTAATTCAATTCTACCAGATTTTGTATGAAGACAAGGTAAAGAACACATGTTAGAAATAATATAATAATATTATGTAATTTCATTTTTATATATCTTTTATAATTAAGATGTAAATTCTAAAAAATCAAATACAAGTTTTACACCACACGCAACTGATAAAAGTTTTAAGGTATCAGTAAAAATATTTTTATAAAAATCATCTTCATTTTCATCCTCATTTTCATTATTTAAATCAGTTTCTATATCTGTATAAAGATTTTGTATTTTTTCTTGAGAAACATTGTTTATAATATCAGTTATCATATCTTTAATTATTTTTTCTCTTTCTTCTTTAACAACATTATCTACAACTTTATTTATAATATCATCAATAACACCTTTAACTATTTTTCTTGTTTCAGGATTTATTGATTGTAAATTATTAATATTATCATTACTATTTATTTCTTTAAAATAATCATTTTTTAATAATATATTTATCCAATCATTATTATCATCTTTCATATATAATGGTTTATTTACATTCATTATATGATATAATAAAGTATATATATATATTTTTTTTTGTTTTTCAAATTTTTTAAGAATAAAAAATAATTACTTTCAGTTTTTTTATTTAGATGTTTAAAATATATACATATAATGACTGAAGAAAATATAGATTATAGTAAATTTTTATGTAAGACTAGCTTATCGCCTATAGATGAAAGAGATTGGATTGCTGAACAAATTCATCCTAATTTAAATGAAATAAAACTTCCAATAGTTTTAGATTATCGTTTTGACCAATTGCCTATAAGAAACCAAGGAGAACAAGGATCATGTGCAGCACATGCTGCTTGTGTAATGAAAGAATGGCAAGAATTAAAAAATATAAATTTAAATGAATACATGTCACCTCAATTTATATATAATAATCGTAAAAATCAAGATAGTGAGGGAATGTATGGTCGTGATTTAATGAAAATATTACAAAAAAAGGGAAGTGTTGAAGAAAATAAATACAAATATGGAAAAATTGAAAAACCAGAAACAATACCAACATCTATTTATAACCGAGCCCAAAATTATCGTATTAAAGGATATGCTAGAGTAGAAACCATTGAAGGTTTAAAAGTTGCTTTAAAAAAAAATGGACCTTGTTATATATCATTTCCCGTTTATAATTATGGAAAGGAATTTTGGCATCCCAAATCTGAAGATGAATTGTGGTGGGGTGGACATGCTGTTGCTGTTGTTGCTTATGATACAAGTGGATTTTGGCTCAAAAATTCATGGGGAACAAAATGGAATGGAAATGGATATACAAGATATCCATTTGAACATTGGGGAGAACATTGGGAAATTTTTACAACAATTGATGATACAAGTAGTATTATTTTTGATGATGAAAAATTAGAAGAAGAAGAAGAGGAACGTAAAAGATTAGAGGAAGAAGAACGTAAAAGATTAGAGGAAGAAGAACGTAAAAGATTAGAGG